CGTTGGCTGGTGGGCCGAAAGCGATGGCTCCGATTATACGGATGCCTTCGGTCACCGACGCTCAACAGTTCGTGGAGACCTATTCCGCATTGCTGAATGGTATGGGTGGACAGGAAAGCCAAACGAAGGCTCTCGTCTCTTGGCATGGGAAATCTCCAAGGGTATCATTGAGTTTGAGCTTGAGATGGGATGGCGCAACAAAACCAACCGTCGCTGGTCACGGGTAAAGCCGGGTCCTGCAGACAACGCTATCTTCGACGACGAGATGGGCCGCAAGAAGGATGATCCTAGCGCGAAGTCCAAAGCCACTGATATGGGTCAGCCTGTTCGTATCGACGGCCAGCTCTATCATGGCGTGCAGTGGGAATACTCCGACAAGTCACCGGGCTCGCGCAAGCAAGGCTGGGAGCAAATGCGCTCTATGATGAAGTCAGCCATCCCGCCTGAGAAGCGCACTCCTCCAGAAGAGGGCTTGCGTGAAAAGCCCGGTCTGTTCATCTTTGAAACGTGTGAGCAGTTCCAACGAACCGTGCCAGCTCTTCCTCGTGACGAGGATGATATGGACGATGTAGACACCAACGCTGAAGACCACATCGGTGACGAATGCAGGTATCGTATCCGCTTTAAGCGGCGTAATGTCAAGTCCGGAAGCACCACTGGTCATCATTAAGGGAAAGACCCAATGTCCGTTGACGAAAAACACCCTCAATATGACCTGTTCATTGAGGACTGGACGCAGATGAGCGACACCCACAAGGGTGAGCGCACAGTCAAAGATGCAGGGACAACCTACCTGTTTCCGACCGCCAACATGGTGGCTGATGGCATGGACAATCAGAACCAGCCCGGTTACAAGGCATATGAGTCCTATCGCAAGCGCGCAGTCTATCATGACTTCGTGAAGGACGCCATCAACATGATGGTTGACATCATGAACCGCAAGCCTGCTCAGATCAAGCTGCCGTCCAAGATGGAGCCCCTGCGTGAGAAGATCACGGCCGAGGGACATTCCTTGAGGGCGCTTCTGCGGGACATCAACTTCCACCAGCTTCTTCACTCACGCTACGGCCTGCTGGTCGACGTGCGCACTGGCGAGGGCCCGAATGCTCTTCCCTACATTGCGACGTATGAAGCCCCGAACATCATCAACTGGGACATGGGCAAGCGCGAGGACAACAAGTCCACGCTGGACTTCCTTGTGTTGGACGAAACCGAGGAAGAACGGACCAACTTCACCTGGGAAGAGCAGGACAAGTATCGTGTGCTGCTGGCACCTGGTTCAAGTCTGACTGAACTCATGGGTGCAGAGAAGAGCGGCGGCGGCAAAGCCAATCAGTTCTGGTCCCTTGCTGTTCGCGGGCGTGACGCTCTCATGTCCAGCGCTTTGGCTGTTCAGCCGATGATTGCAGGCAAGAGTCTTCCCTACATTCCGTTCACCTTCATCAACGCCGGCGACTTGGAGAGCTCTCCTGAGGCACCCGTGCTCATTGGCCTGTCCAATCTGACCCTGGCGATCTATCGTGGGGAAGCAGACTATCGTCAGACCCTGTTCATGCAAGGCCAAGACACCCTGGTTATCATCGGCGCCGTCCTTCAGGACGACGATGATGAGAACGTGAAAGTGGGCTCTGGTGCTCGCATCGAAGTTCCGCTGGGCGGTGACGCCAAGTATATCGGCGTTTCCTCTGATGGCTTGCAGGAACAACGTGAAGCTTTGAAGGCTGACAAAGAACAGGCAGCAGAGCGTGGTGCACGTCTACTGGACTTCGGCGACACGGCCAGGCAATCAGGTGATGCCCTACGCATCCGAGTTGCTGCCCGGACCACAACCCTGCGCACGCTTGCCATCACAGGTGCTGAGGGACTTCAACGTGCCCTACGCCAAATCGCTGAGTTCGTTGGAGTCAATCCACTGGAAGTTATCGTTGAACCCAATCTGGACTTCACCGACGATGCGTTCACTGGACAGGACATTCTTGAATACATGCAGGCGAAGGCAATGGGTGCTCCGCTCTCATTGAAGACCATCCACAACAACTTCCGCAAGAAGGAATTGACCGACAAGACCTTTGAGGAGGAACTGGCGGAAATCGAAGGTGAACGCGAGCTTACAATCGGGACTGTCCTTGATACTGACAAGGACGACCCTGGCAATGAAGACAATGGCAATCGTGGGCGTGGCAAGCCTGAAGACCCGCGCCAAAAGTCTGATCGCGGAACTTCTGGGCCCAACAAGACCACGGATAACTGATGGAAACCTTCGACACGATATTGGATTGGGCTGTTCTGCATCAGGTTCGCTTGATGCAGCTTTCTATCCTATACCAAGCTCAGGCTCAGGAGGAGCTGGACAGCACCGAGGCTGAGCTTGGCGATATTGCCATTGCTGCTGCAGCCCTGGTTGCGTCGACTGGCGGTCTTCGTGTGGACGATGCGCGGACGCAATCCCGGTTTGAGAGCTTCCGCCAGCAGATACTGGCCGCCCGTCGTGAAGGGTTCATCACAGCATTCAATACCCTTGAAGTCCGCCTCGACCAACTTAAGGACTATGAACGCCAGTTCTATTCGGCGCTCTTGCGCGCGGGTGGACTGAATATCAATGTGCCTGCTTCCATTACAGGCTCGGTAGACATCATGGGCAAGAGCCTTAACGATTGGCGCCAACGGCTTCTGGCCAATGATGTGCACCGCCTTCAAGAGAACCTGACGCTCGGTGCGCGTCTCGGTGACAATGAGGCTGCTATGCGTGCTCGGCTTCTTGGCCATACAAGCTATGGCGGGCGAGATGGCATCACTGCCACTGCCCGACGCGAGCTTGAGACGCTGACAAGAACGGCAGCAGACGCCTTTGCTGATCTTGCCCGCGTGCAGATCAATATAGAGAACCCATTCAGCGCAAAGGAAATATATGTTGCCATCCTCGACTCCCGAACCACTGAGCAATGCAAGGGACTACATGGAAAGGTTTTTGGCGCAAGCGAAGGACCTCGGCCTCCTATCCACTGGTATTGCCGATCGACTAGAATTCCATTGGTCGGAGATGGTCCCAACAGAATACCCCGTTATCGAGAATGGCTCAATCGTCTTTCCGTCGCAGACCAGAACGAAGTGCTTGGGCCACGACAGGCCGCAGCTTTCCGCAATGGCTCCCTCGACCTACAGACCTTCCGCGAACCTAACTGGCGCGGCATCGATTTAGAGACCTTGGCAAAACGCGAAAGCCGGGTCTTTGAAGCCGCTGGAATGGGTGCTCCATTTCAGTAAAACCGGTCCATGTGGACCAAAGGCGCATGGCGCTTTAAGTATATAGGACAAGTCCTATAAATAAGAGGAGCATACAATGCTTGAACTTCTTTACAACTCCGCAGACGAAATCCCTGATGGCTTCGCCGACCTTTACACCGAAAAGGATGGCAAGTGGCACCTCACTGGCATCAAGGGCATGAAGACCGAGACCGACACCAACAAGCTGTCCAAAAGCCTTCGCGAAGAGCGCGACGCCCACAAGAAGACCAAGGACAAGCTGGCCAAACTTGGCGGCGACGACGTGGACATCGACGAAGTGGTGGGACAGCTAGATGAGCTGGAAGACCTCCGTGCACGCATCGAAGCCGGCGAAGGTGGCAAGGTCGACGAGAAGAAGCTGGAAGAACTGGTGGAAGCTCGTATGAAGCGGGAACTTCGTCCCCTCGAGCGCGAGCGTGACCAGCTCAAGTCGCGCAACCAGGAACTCGAAGGCGAGAACGGCACCCTGAAGACCACCATCAACAATGGCACCATCGAAAGCCGTCTCCGTGAACTGGCTACCGGCGAGAATGTTGTCGGCTCCGCGATGGATGACATTGTGTTCATGGGCACCCACATGTTCGAGGTTGCTGAAGACGGCGCCATCGTTGCACGTGAAGGCGCTCGTGGCGTGGAAGCGGGTATCACTCCTGACATCTGGCTGACCGACATGAGAGAGAAGCGCCCGCATTGGTGGCCCGCTTCCCAAGGTGGCGGTGCTGGCGGTGGCAAGGACGGTATCAGCGGAGGTGCCAACCCTTGGGGCGCCAAGACCTGGGATATGGAAGCTCAGGGCGCAATGGTTCGTGGCGATCGTGCCAAGGCTGAGCGCCTGGCGAAAGCCGCTGGGTCGAAGATCGGGGCAACCAAACCGACCGAAGCCGCGTAAACGCTGGCTTACGGCGCTGGTTTCCTGGCGCATGTTTTATAACCATAGGCACGCGGGCATGGCTCGCGTGCCAACACTGACTAAGAGGCTGGACATGGTTCTGGCTCTCCCTCACACCGAGCTGGCCATGGTGCTCGGCTCAGGTCTCCCAACAGATCAGAGCCAATTCAAGGAGTATTCCAATGGCTGTTACCAAAATCGCGGACGTGGTCGTCCCGGAAATCTACACGCCCTACAAGCAGCAAATGACCGAAGAAAAGTCCGCGCTGATCCAGTCGGGCGTTGTCGCACGCGACGAGAGCCTTGACGCGCTCCTGAATGGCGGCGGCTTGACCTTCAGCACCCCCAGCTGGAAAGACCTGGACAACGACGAAGAGAACACCTCGACTGACAACGAGGCCTCGGATGCTGACATCAGCAAAATCGGCACCCTGACCGAAATCTCCGTGCGTCTGTCCCGCAACAAAGCGTGGGGCGCCATGGACCTCGCGGCTGACCTGGCCGGCTCCAAGCCCATGACTGCTATCGGCAATCGTGTGGGTTACTACTGGACCC